AATTCGTTACCTTCTTCAATTTCACTATCATCAGTTTCATTGATTTCGTAATACTTTCCTAATGTTTCACCGATTTCATCATAAGATGATTCTAATCGTTGTTGTAGTGTTGCAACTTCTCTTAAAGTTTTTTCAAATATTTTGAATGATTCATTCATTCTCTTTACGTGTCTACTAACAGTAATACCATCAAATGAACCTTCAGTTTCTTTAACCATATTTTTACCAGCAACTTCTACCAACCCTCTGATTGATTCGTATACTTCAGATAACCCTTCGTTTCTATATACAGTTTCACCAAATGATTTGTATGCTTTAACTGCTTCTAAGAATGCATGTTTTTGTTCTGTAGTCATCTCTGAGGATTCTTCATCTTCGTTTTCTTTAACGAATGATTTAGCGTATGGGTCAGAATAAACTTTACCTAACTGTGGGTTGATAGTTTCATTCAGTAAATCTTTTAGTTTTTTCATGTGATATCCTTAAATTGAACAAACACCATCTATTTCACAGATGATATCTCTTACTAATGTATTAATTTTTTTATATGATGGTGTTTTGCCTTTACCTACTACTGATTCGTTCATTGGTCTCATAAATGCACCATGTGTTGATGGATTTGAAACAAAGTCCCAGCATATCAAATCAAAGTCATCTTCCACAGTAACAGATTTACCATTACTTGCTTCTTTTACAGAACCCATACCTCTTGAAGAGATACCAACCGTACACCCTGCTTCTAAAAGCTCTTTGAGGATATTACCTGCTGGTGTTTTAAGTACTTCTACTTTACCCATTACATCGTCACCCTTCCAATATACGTCTCTGATGATATGTGAAGTGTTTTTTAGTTCAACTACTGATGATTCTGGATGGTCTAATTCACCAAATGCTCTATTTTCTTTGATTTCTCTACCTTTGTACTTATCCACTTCTCTTTCTAAGATTGAACGTGGATAAACTCTACCATTTTGGTTTTCTGCTTCCGCTCTCTGTAAAACACCATTAACAATCAATCTACCATTGTTATCTTCCAATGATTCATTGATTTGAGTCTTACTCATTTTAAACGGAATAATATCTACTAATAGTCTACTCATTACTTATCCCAAACTTTTCGTTTTCTATATAAATCAAACATAATCTGTGCTACCTCATATCTAATAAGTAGACGAATATTTTCCAAATCTTTATTTGAAAGTTCTTCTTTTAATATTTTCTTTTTAGAAATCATGCGGATAACTCTTTTAGGTTTCTAGCCACTTTTAGCATACGTTCTGAAATCTTACTGAATCGTCTCTGCGTTGATTCCCAATACTGACCATTGTGAACTCCTGCTTCTGTCTTTAATTTAGTATTTTGATTAACAATTCTTTCTAATTTAAACATCATACTATTAATTTCTTTGATAGAATGATTGATTTTCTGATGTTGTTTTAGGTTTTCATCTTTCTTATATTCCTTATAAGAAATTTCGTTAATTTTATTTTCTAACTTACGTTCTAAAGATTCTAATTTTTTTGTATTCATTTTAGTTTCCTTTGACTTCTTCATACCTAACACTTCAATGTGGTCATCATCTAACTCATCTTCATCTTTACTCTTTGAAAACGCATATGGGGTCTTAACGGGCCCTTCACCACCATCTAAGTTACCAGTTACATTGGCTTCTTCAATCTCATCAAACTTATCTTCGATTTCTTTTATGAAACTTTTCATTTAAATGCCTTATTTAACTCATCGTATAATTCATAGTATCTGAGTAGTGATAAAACTTGTGATTCAGTTATTACTTTTGATGATTTAAGTTTAGACGCCAATGAAATCACTTCATTAATTTTTATTTTAGTCACCTTGTCGGTAATATTTACTAATTTTAGTGATTTTTGTAATTCTGTTGTCTCTCTTATAACAAACTTCTTTAATTTTTCAGAGTTGTCAACTGAATTTATGTATTCTTTAAGAATACTACGTTGTTTGTCTGATAAATTTGTATATTTGTTGTTAAAATTCTCAACTAACATCTTCCACGCCAACAATCTAACTTCTTTTGGTTGTTTGGCGTAATCTTCATTGATTGTAGTTACAACTTTATCCGAATTTTGTGATTTTCCAGTTAAATGTTCCAACAATGTTGATTTACATTCTACATATTGTTTTGGGTTATCTGAGTTTTTGTATTCAAATAACTTATACACCGATGCGGTCTCTTTGTAGTTTGAAATTCTATACTTAAAGAAATCCTCTAATACAAAATTACTCTTAATATCTTTTATTAAGTTGTACTTTTGTTTATTTAGTGTAGACTCTGTAAGTTTACGTCTTTCATTAAGTATAATGTTAAGGAACTCACCTGCTTTATAATCAGAATTGAAAGATTCTTTGATAGCAGATTGGTATAACTTTAATTCCTTTGCCAAATCAGTTTGTTTTCCAAAATGTTCTTTGATAATAGCAGTTGCTTTTGAATCTTTGTTGTTCAAAGTATCTGTCGCAATTTGACGTACTAACAATTCAAATAGAATGCCTGTATTTTTGTACTTACTATGTTTAATATTCTTCATTAGTTCCTTCTATTTTTGACAAAGTAACCTATATATTTGGTTATAAATATCCTATTTATCAAAATTCAATATGTTTTTCTCATCTAATAGTCCTGATTCTTTATTATTATCATCAGATTTGAGTGATTCAGTAATTATCTTCTTAGTTTTTGTCTTATATTTCATTTTAGATAACATTGAATTGGTGACTTCTTTATTTAAAACTTCGTTCGCATTATACGAATGACCAGGTCTATCCGCTTTTACTGAAATAGATTTATTTCCTAATGGGTCTCTACCAAATGGATTTTCGTCCGTTCCATAGTTACCACTTTCTTTAGGTCTACCTGCTCCTTCAAATCCACCTTCAGGTGCGCCACCTGTGTCTTCAACAGTTGGAAATCCTGCATTTGCTCCGCTATTATCATCAACTCCATCACCACTTTGTTGTAGTGTTGCTAAATCATGTGGAGTTCCGAATGATTCTCCAGTTTTGACTGGGTCATTACCTTCTGATTCGATTTGCTCATGTCTGAATCCCAATTTAATATCATTAATAACTTTAAACTGCTCTTCTTTCCACTCATCATCTGACATATTGAAAATGTTTTTATACATCCATTCTTGTGATATCATTTTAAGGTCTTTCATATCAGAAACTAAAGATACTTTTTCAGACCAAAGGTTCGCCTTCTCTTGCTCATATATAATAGATGGTGTTGTTAACTCTAATTCAAAGTTTACTAATTCCTCATCTGTATATCCTTGTGAATATAAATGTACTACTGCAATTTTAGTTAGTTCTGAAAGAACAATCTTTTGGATTCTCTCTACCGACCTTGCAAATCTAATATCTTCTTGTGCCAATGTAGACTTACCCTCAACACCATCTTCAAATCCAATAAATGCTTTTGGAACTTTAAATGCAGCCAACATTTTATTCTTTAGATATTCAATATCATCAATACCGGTAAACTCCATACCACTTAATGTGTCTATCTCAGTACCACTTTGCCCACCTCTTACAGGTAAGTAATAATCCTCTAGCATATTCTGCATATTGAATTTTAAGTTGTACTCACCAGTCGCTTCATCTACATATGGGACTTTCTTCATTTGGTCAATGATATTTGCCATGTACGAATCAACTTCTGCTGGTGGAATGTTTCCAATATCAATTTTAAAAACTCTTTTTTCAGGTGCTCTCATAATTCTATGAATAAGCATTGCATCTTCCATAAGTGTTAACTGTTTCCAAACCTTACGTGCACCTTCTAATAGTGACCGACCATATGGTAAAAAGTTTGTATCAGTTAATAATCTGAAATGTGCTACTTGAAATGATTCTAAAAACTTAGTATTGTTTCTTTGTGAAATTGCGTTTGTGTTTTGTTCTTCTATTTCAAATCTTACTGAATAAGGGTTATCTAAATCATAACCTTCTTCTCTTCTAGTTTCATATGCAGATAATGGTTGTGCGTTTACAACACCTAACTCATCATCAATATCTAAGTAAAGATAGTAATCGCCATATTTGTTCATACCCCTTACCCATGACCATAAATTGAACTCAATATTCAATACATCGTAAAATAGGTTGTGTAGTGTTTTCTTTAATTTCTCATCAGATGATTTGATACGAAGTACATCACCCATATCATTTTTTAGGGTAGTCTCATCTGAGTATATATCCAATATAGATGAAATAATGGAATCTTTATCCATTGCTTCATAATCAGTATATAGTTCTAATTTGTTTGAATGGTAGTTAAATCGTTCGTTGTATGTTTGCCAGTTCTTTCTTGAATTAGAACCATGTAGTCTACCATATCTATCATAATACGCAGAACCTCTGCGATTACCATCAGACTGCATTCTTGCTGAATCGATTACTTTTATCTTATCCTTACCAACACGTCGCACAACGACTTGTGTTGAAAATAACTTAGAAAGTCGTTTGAATAATGATGTATCTGCCATAATTTACGTTTTACTTATTGTCTACAATCTATAAATATACAAAAAATATTTTTAATATCCTAATTTTGTTTCATCTGAATTCGTTACAATAACCAACTGATGTCTTCGTCACCTCTACCTGTATTTAGTTTCCAAGAATTCTTAGCAGTACTTTGTCCTGTTTTAAAAACACCCGATTGTTTTGCTGTTGCCGATAGTGCTCTTTTACTTAATTCAATTCCTTGTTGTCTCAATTTTAATGCAGTATCTCTAACCCATAATGCAGTTGAGAATGATATTGTTAAATCATCATTATAACCACGCTGTGCTTCTGCTCTACTACCATTCCATATGAAAGTAAAAAGTTCATCAATTAATCGTTTAGAACGGATGATTGGAACTCTCTCCCTCATATAAGTATCTAATTTTGAGATAACCAATGGACGAGTTCTACTTGTCATTGAAAATCCTGGCACCATCTGAGATTTATCTTTTAAATCATATCCCTTTTGTAAATGAACATCATCATCGACATACCCAAATTCTTTGTATGAATAATATAAGTTTGTATAGTTTCTATCAATTGCTTCTTGAATTACTGCCCACCCAATGTTTGCGTTTTCAATTACTAATAATGCATCATTCCATTCAGTTGCAACGTTAACTAACATTCTACCGTAATCTTTGGTATCTATTTTACCCTTATACTCTGCGACCTGTTCCATAGATTCTACATCTATAACGTGGAACGCTGAGTAATCAACACCATCACCTCTAGCGACATCTGCTACTACAATATAATCTCTACTGTAGTTTGGTTGCTGCCATAACCAATAGTTTCCATCAAAACCACGCTTTTCAACTGGTTCTTGTACGTGAGTTTCTTCATACCATCGTAGTAATTCACCATCAACAACTGTATAACCAGATGAAATGAAATCACAATCACATTCTTGTGCTGCCATCTTTTCACCTAATAGTTGAGTTTGTTCTTTTCTCCACTTTTCAGTTCGTTCTGGATGTACAGTCCAATGTAATTTAATTGGATTCCACCCATCACCTTGCTCACCCTTTAACCATGTCTTATGAAAGAAGTTACCAACACCATTCGGAGTTGATAATACAATTGCCTTACCACCAGTAGATAGTGTGGATTGGGATGATGCCCATATATCGTCAATACCTTTAATGAATGCACCCTCGTCTATAATCAACATTGATAATGCTTCAGAACGACCTGCATCACCACTAGCTGATGTTGCTTTAATTGTTGAACCATTTCGTAATCGTAAGGATAGTTTGTTATCTTCTTCGGTATCACCCCTTAACCAACTCGGTAAGTTCTCATGCATATACCTAACTTTAGTAACTAAGTTTTTAGCTACCTCTTGTTTAGTTGCAATTACCAATATGTTTTTATCTTCGTGAAATAACATCATCCATAAAGAATAACCTGCGGATAATGTTGAGATACCTAACTGACGTGATTTAAGAATTACATTGTATCGGTGGTTGTTAAACTCACCCATAACATCTTCTTGAAACGGATACAAATCAAAAAGAATTTTACCTCTCTTTGGGTGTTGTATATAACAATATTTCTTAAAGAAGTAAACTGGGTCTTTAGCACATTTAATATACTCTTCTCTAATGAGTTCTTTTATAGATTGTGACATAAAACTTATTTACCAATTTTCCACATCATTCTAAATGAAATAATGGGTTGTAGATTTTGGTTAATACCTAACCCAGCTCCAATGACTTTTTTCTGTTTGCTTCTCCAAAGTAATTCACCCCCAATATAACTGAATTGATTTTGGTTACCTGCTAATCCGAATCCATAATAGAACTCATGTTTAGAAATTAATGAATCACGTTCTATGGTTGTAGTTGGAATATAAATGTTTGGATTGATTTCTCTGAATATTATTTGGTTTTTTGATATAGTGTCATTAATTACTATATTACCCAATGAATCTAAATCTAATGTGTCTGTGTAAAAATACTTTGAGTAATAATCTTTTAGAATTGATAATGTATCGATGTCGGTGGGTATCGTATCGTGCTCTGTGACTATACGAGTTCTCCATTTTGGTACATATACTAAACTATCTATTTTTAAAGTATCCCATTTTGTTTCTATTTTAGTAATAACCGAACCTTCTGTCATAATCGGTTGTTTGTCTTTTTTAGGAAACAAACTAAACCCCATAGATGGGCCAGAACATTGTTGCATTAGTATTATTATTACAATCAATACCAATATGATAATGTTCTTTATATTACTTAGAAATTCATTCATTACTTTTTATGATGTAACTCATACACCTTATTAATCAATGCAGTCTTTGAAAGATTAGAATCTAATTTAATACCAAAGTCTTTTTTTGCTTGAAATATTAGTTCAACTTTTTTCATTGTTCGAAGAGAACTCTTTGTTACTTTTGTAGGTTTTTTACCTTTTCGTTTTGAACCACCTGCTGCTTTAGCCACATCATCTATTTGGTTGATAACTTCAGATGTAGATTTTTTAACATCGTTAATTTCTTCTTTAACTCGTTTGACTCTACGCTTAACTTCTGATTTTACGGCTGAGACATCTTCTTTGATGTCATCTATTTTGTCCTCTACTACATCTGGAATAAAATCCCCATCTGTATCTTTTATTTTACCCATATATAGTAGTACTGAGTATATTCCCACTGCGATTACTACGATTCCTATGATAATTAATGCTATGTTCATAATTTAATGTTTTTAAATTTGTTTATAGTAATAAATATTAAATTATTTTTAATAAACCCAATTACCATTTTTTACAAGACCAGTAGTTTGCTTTCCATTTTGGGCCAGGGTTATCACAATTCATTCTTGCTCTAAATGATTTACGGGCTGCAGGATTATCTTTTTTGATTACCATTCCCTTTTGACCAAAGTTTACTTTAACAACATTACCTTTATCGTTCTTAACATAAACTTTAAATTTCTTAACATCACCTTGCATTGGCTTGTTAAGTTCTACTTTTCTACCTTGGTACTCAGCTTCTTCAATTACTTCAGAAGTATTTTCTTTCTTCATAAGTTTGAATGCCGTATTAACCATACCAACTAAACCCATACCAACAAATTTATCTTTATTTGATTGTTGTTTTAGTGCATCATACACTTGAGTAACTACTGATGCTGAGTATAAATCAACTCTCATCGTTTTACCACTTTTTGGGTCTTTTAATTTTTGATTTTGTTTTTTTGAAACGATATCTCTTAATTGTGAAATTATATCTGGTTCATTAGCTTCATTCATTTTTTCTTCATCAGAACTGTGTCCGAATGTTTTATGAACTAACTTATCTAAATTTCTGTGGAATTCATCCTCTTCTTCTGGAGTTGCTTCTTTTACTGATTCGTAAATGACCATATCTCTTTCAAATCCAGATGGTAATTCATTCCACTTTTTATCAAAATATTTCTCAGCATCGTCTGGGTCTTTAACTACGGATAGAAGTGCATCGATTTTTTTATCATCATCCATCTTTGCCCACATTTGCTTAGTTACTTTTTTTGAACGAGCTTCAGTAACTACTGATTCATACATATCTTCAATAGTAGCACCCATATTGCCAATTGCCAGAGATACGTTTCCATCTCTCTGATATAGATAATACTTAACACCTTTTGGATTTGCTACATTTTGTAGAATGATTCTCTCTACCTTCTGCTTACCTACTAAAGTTTTACCCTTAGTCACTTTGAATTTGGCTTCATTACCACTACTCATCGATGAGCCATACTTAATTGTAATCTCATCACCTTTTTTGAGTTTATCGTAAACCTTTAGTCGTTTTTTCATGTCCATTGATTTGGCTTCGTTTACTGATTCTTTATTTTCAGTCTTCCAACCACCACCTGCTGCTTTGTATTTTTTAGCAGCCCATCCATTTGCGTATGCTGATGGATATACATCGAATTTCTTCTTTGCTTGAGCTTTATAGTAAGACCATTTGGATGAATCAGTTGGAACATTCTTTTCTGTAAGTTCCATTACTCTTTCTTCTAACCCTTTTTGGTTTACTACTTTTTCAATCACATCAACGTGACCTTGTATATATGAATGTTCTTTTTCTAACCCCATCATAGATGCCATCTTCATAATGTTCTTTGCTATATTATTAGCAACCATTACATAATCTTTTTCTGGATTATAACCATCTCGTTGGATGTGTTCTTCTACAAAGAAAAGTGCGTCTTGTAATCTTACACTTCTTTCTGCCATATCCATATCAACACCTTTGGATTCTATATCACCATATAGTTTTGATGCACCTGGGCAAACATGGAAATATTTTGTTTGATAGTTACCTACTTTAATTTCTTGTGGGTCGGTTTCATCTTCTGATATTTCATTGATGTAGTTTGATATCCATTTATTATTCATAGTATTCCTTAGTTTATGTAATGTGTCAATTCAAATTTACCACTATCCATACCATACAATGATATAGATAATCCTTTTCTCTGAGGTTTGCCGTTTTTAAGTAATCCAATTTGGAATGAATGTGTTTTACCAACACCAGGTCTTAAACGATTGTACTTACCACCATGTGTGATTTGATTATTCCAATCATCTTCATCAATAGTAAATCCTTTTTTCTCAGCTGCGGTTTTAGCAAAATCAACGGCTTCGCCTGCTGTTTTAAAGTAATCATTATTACCTTCTAGTAATTCTTTTAATTTTATCATTTATGCTCCTGTTTTGCTATTTGTAGGGGCTTTACCCTTAGTACGGTTACCACCTTTTTTGGAATCACCAGCTTTCTTTTGTGCTCTTCGTTTTCGACCTACAAAAGTTTTACGTCCAGCTGGCCCAAGTTTAGCAGCTTTCTCTTTTGATAAACAAGCTGCGTATGCTCCACCCTTCTTACCATCACCACACTTACCTAACTTCTGACCATCACTTCCGTATCTATCCCATCCACCACCTGATGTAGTACCAGTCTTTCCTTTTCCAAACCATTTGCGAAGGTCTTCGGTCATTAGGTTTTCTGAACATAAGGTTTCATACAAGTCTGATAATGCGTATTCAACACATAGAACTTCATCTACTTTTTGAGTGTAATACTCATTAAATCTTTCTCTTAAATAACCTTTAATATCCATTATTCTTCTTTTTTTCCTTTGTTTCCCCAAATCTTATCTACAGATGCAATTCCTAATGCTCCTAATGTGATGTATAAGAATCCATCAAATACAAATTCATGTATTGGCATTTCATCACCTTTGATTCCTGTATATAAATCAATAAGTAATGTTAATACCATCATTAAGAAAGCTAAAAAACCGATTACGGCCTTTTCATTTATTGAATTATCATCTTTAAACATTTCAGTTAATCCATTTTCAATCTTTTTGAATAATCTTTTCATTAAGTTCTCCTTTGAGTTTTCCTATAAAGTTTTCTTTAAACTTTTCGAAACCCTCTTCAATTTGTTTCATCACTTCTTCTTCTGATAAACCATCCCACTCTTCAATAGAACCATCCTCATTTATAAATGATGCTTTAATTGTTGATTTTAAAACTTCTTTTTCTATTTCTGCTTCTTTCAACCAAGACTCAGCATTATTTAAAAGTTTTTTACGTTCATATTCATCGTACTCTCCTTTTAATTTTAAATCATGCTCCATATCAGTAACACAATCTAAACACATACCATGATATGCCTTCATCTTTAAATCAGCTTGACCTGCATCTGTACAAGTACAAACATCTTTTCTACAATTTGGAAACCCTTTCAACTCTTCTCTAAGTTTGGCGAGTTTCCCTACCTTTACTTTGTAACCTTTTCTCTGCTCCCACTCTTGACCTTTGGTATCTGTCCAAAGTTCCCCAACTTCTCTTCTTACAACTTCTTTACCATCAAATGCGATAGTTTTTTTGGTTTGGGTTTTGTGTTTACCCTCCAACATTTCACTAACTGCTTTTATGTTTTTTAATTTCTTACTCATAACTTATTTTTGTTTTATATAAATATTGTATTATTTAATTAAAAGTACATTAAACCTAATATCTGGTTTAAACTTGCAAAAGCACCTGTAAGTTTGTAAGTATCTCCTTTGTAAACAAATACTAAACCTTCATTTGGTACAATCTTATCCTTACCACCTATTGCTGCTAATCTTTCTAACTCCATTTTAAGTTTAGTAATCTTTTCAGGACTACCCGATTTACTAACATCTTTAATCGTTTGGTCTAATCTCTTCTTCATATCTCTAACTGCCTTATCAGGATTAACTGTAAGTACTGAACTCATAAATGATAGAACTTCTGCTCCAACACCTAAAAAGATATCTTCGAATTTTCTAGTGTTTTCTTTTGCTAACTTAGTATGGTCTTTTTTATCGATTTTCTTAGACCACTCTAATGTATCGGAATCAGTAATGTTTTTCTTATCTAATCTAAATGATTTATCATCAAACGCCCAACGTTTTACCAATCCCATTTTGGTTTTGTTATCTAATGTAGATGGTGAGTTTGAATCAACCCATTGTTCCCACCATGCTTGATGATAATCTGCTACACCATCAGAATCTTTTAATTTAAATTCAGATTGAACTTTTTTAAGTTGTGAATTAAACCTAGATTGCATTTTGGATAGTTCTTGATTTTTAGGTAGTTGTGTTACTGGTGGGCCTTGTATTGTGTACTTATCAGTAACGTTTTTATTTATTTGTTTAATCATCCCGGCTAATATCTTAGCTGCATCGGTATTTGCTCCAATTTGAATACCGTCATCATTAAACTCACCTGTGTTGTGGAATACTAATAGAGCTTGTCCGTAAGGAACTACGTTTACTGATGTAGGCCATATAACCTCTAAGTTCATAAATGATGAACCTTGTTTAAATATCTTATCTCGTTGAGCTGATGATAGCGATTTTATTGCATCATTTAAATCCCTCATTGCGTAATTGTATGCATCGGTTAATCCACCACGTCCACCAAATTTAGATGCCATTGCACTTATATCTAATGCGTTTTCACCTTTGTTCTTTAAGTGTCCTTTGTTTCGTGCTGCGATTAAACCTTTATCATCTCTCCAACTAACTGCTAATGCTTGTCCATCTGTTTTTTCTCTAGCTAATTCTAACTTACCGTTTAATGCACCTCTAATGATTTGTTTTAAATCACCAAATGTTAAATTCATTTCAATATCAAATGGATGATTCATATGTCCATATGCCCCACCTTCAGTTATTAAAGATTCTTTTAGTTCTTTAAACTTTTCCGTTTCTACATCTGATGTATTATTAGGGTCTGATACTTTCTTTGGTTCGTTTTTAGAACTATCAGCTGCTTTTTCAGCATCTAAGAAATCTACTAAAGTATATCCAACCATTGTTGCTACTTTTGTAATATGTTTTGCCCATGTCTTATATGCAGGATTACCTTTTAAATCTGTATATCTGATTTGTCCATCCAATCCTGGTTTACCTGATGGGAAGTATGATACTGGGTATTTATCACCCAATATTCTTTCATCATCTGCATAAATTGAATCTTCATCACTACCTAAGATATAATCAACTACTTGCCAACCCAACATTTGAGCAACATCTTCACCAACTTTTTTGTATGTTTTTGAGTTACCATATGTAAATCCAGGCCCATCATCTACTAATGATTTTCCAATTGATGAATTTTGAGATGCTTCTAAAAGTGGTTCTATATCAAATGAGTTAATGAATCTTTCCATCTTAGATTCAATCTTAAACAACTTATCACTAACCAATTTAAATATTTTTGGGTCAAACTTTCCGTATGCTTTTTTGAATCCACTCTTTCTTTGTTCTTCTGAACCTTTGGATAACCAATTTCTAACATCAGTTCCACTAATTGGATTTGATTGAGCAGGTGCTACATACACATATCCCTTATCTTCGTATCCTTTTTCAATTCTATCAGGATGGTATGGTTCAAAATATTTACCTTTTAATCTGTATCTATCTTTTTCACCAACTACAGTTATGAATGCTGTAGTTTCTTTGTTGAACTTACCAATGATTTCGGTTGGAGCGTATGGGTTTTTGATTTGAACAATTTTGTTTGATGAGATGCCAAACATTTTTGTCATAATCATTTTCTTTTCGTTAAACTTAAATGGTGATTTGATGTTATCAGTTTTATTGGATGTACCAATATAAACATTATCTCTGCCAAATTGTTTTACCAAATGCTCGTAAGTTGCATTGTGACCTTTGTGAAATGGTTGAAATCTACCAGCGTAAACTACTACCTTTTTCTCTATACCCTCAGTTAAGATTCCCTTAACCCATTCTTTTATAAGTTTTCCCATAGCAATAAATATAGTTTAATTATTAGAACCACTCTCTAAAATTTCTATGCGATTCTGTAGAGTTTTTATTATTTGTTGTTGGTCTTGAATTGCTTTAATCATTGGTGATATAAATTCACTATACCTCAACGATAGATAGCTCCCATCATCATCATATCCACCAAAACTATGAACACTAAACTCAGAGAGTGATTGTGATACTTCTTGAGCGATTAACCCATAATGTGTTGTATCATCATTCATATTGTATTTTACAGGTTTAAGTGAATCTATAAAACTCAATCCTAAATCTGATATTTCAATATTTGATTTTAATCGTCTATCAGAAAGTGTTGATACTGCGTCTTTTAAATATGCAGTCTTCCATCTCTTATCAGCAGTTCCTAGTGTATAGATTGATTCTGAAAGTGCACTATTGGATGATGTTGATATCGGTACAAAGTTACCTTTATGTGCTGTTGATAATTTACCATCCCATGTTAAGTATGTATCTTTAAAGTGTAATGTTTGAGTATCGATTGATATCGCTCTAACGGGTTCAACCATTCTCATTTCAGTAAGTGCCCATCCAATACCATTAACATCAGTTCCTAATGTACCAGTTGAAGATGAACCACTATAGTTCATACTTAATTTAACTTTAAACTCTTTGGCGACTGATGTGTCGGTGTTATTAGTTGCGCCTGTTGTTAAAATATCTGTGATTGGAATATCAAATACTTTCCAAGTTCTATGTGTTGCATTCTCATCTTTATACTTTTTTGAAAAGTATGTCGTAGAACCAGATATGATGTCAACTTGATATTGTGGGAAGAAACCAGTAAATCCATCTGTATATGGATGTGTAGTTCCTCTTGCTGCAAACTGTAAATGAGTGTTTCTGTAATTGTTATTTAAAGATTCAGATATATTAATAAATTCAGAAGTTATTGTTTCTAGTACTGCGGAGCCAGTTCTTGTAAATGACGCACTATTGAAAACTAATTGAGTTCCCACTAAAGTAGGTGATAATGACGCAGACGCGTCTGATACATTAAATACATTAGTGTCATCAATAAATTTATAATCAGTTGTTAAGTCACTTATCCCATACCAACTCTTAAACTCATCTGGATAACCTACACCATCGAATGTTGAACCCGTTACTAAATACTGAGTTTGGGATTTTATAAACCCACCAAGCCTCCAATTACCATGTGACCCTGCAAATTTATCTGATGAATCTGAACCTGTAATATCTAATCTTTTATCTGTCGATGATGTTGTCCATGCTTCAATAAATGGTAATTGATATGTTAGATTTGCAACGGATGGGTGTCTTACACCAGTTTCTACTATTTTACCACCTAAGAACGTTTCTTGTATAAAACCAGTACTTGCTCTTATATCACCTTTAACTTCTAAGTTATTATTATCTAATGATAAAAGAGATGATGATATAATAAAATTATTAGGATTCCCAAATATTCTACCATTTCGATTTTTAAATTCAAATCTATTTGCACTAATATTTAATGCAGAACCAGAAATTGTTCCACCTGAGAAATTTACTTGAGAACCTGTGATATCCCCTTTATCATCTAAAAAGAAATTTGATGATGATAACTCACCACTACCACTAATTGTAAATGTTACTTTTTCTACAAATGAGCCAGATTGAGTACCAGTTGATACTCTACCTTCAGAAAATTGTTTTGTAGATTCGTGTGTTACGGAGTATGAACGTCTAGTACCAGCAACTTCATCATTTGCGGCGGTTGTTGCATATAATATTTGTAATTCAGCTAACTCTGCATTTGTTAAATCTGTTTGAACTCTAGTCGAATCTAATCTTGAAGTAATATTTATTGCGGTGGATGCGCCAGAAGATGTTAGTGCATTGATAATCTCAGTCGAGAAAGAAGTTCCGATTGGTTGAAATGAACCACTTTCTGCAATATCCAATGGCCAAATTGCATCATATAATTTTACTTCCTTTGATATAGTGTATTTTTCTCTAACAAAGTTATTATATAAGGTTAGTGGAACTCCATGACTTGGGGTTGTATCGTTGTCATCTGGTACAAATGTACTATGATGAGCACTACCACTTATTCCTATTTCAGCCCAGCTGTTTGGATAGGAGTTAGGATAAGCTTCAGTATTAGTATCTATACCATTTATTATTGCCTCTACAGTAGGGTGTAGTGTCCAACCTGGTTCTAAATATGCAGCATAGTAATTACTTACTGCGGTTTCACCAGGTACACCATAATTTAAGTTAGCACTAGGGCCAGCGCCACTATTGACGTGGGTTTGCCAATCTACTGGAGTTGAAGTAACCCCCCTAAGTGGTGCATATGATTGTGTTACGAAACTTGCAGCTTCTTCCCCACCACCTGCTAGTCTTGCATTTTGCATTTCCAGCTGACTGCCATATCCTAATGTACCTTCAGCGCCTGGGTCAAATAGAAAAAACGATGATGAAATTGTGTTATATTCGGATGGTGTTATTGATTGACCTGAGTAAACTGTTGCGGTTGCGAGGGGTGGTAATAATTCGCTATCTGGTTGGTCTGCAACTGCTCCAAATGATGCGGTTAAAAAGAAATTATAGAAAATATTACCGGTTAGTGGTTCTCCACTTCTTTGGTCATCAACTGAAGCACTATAAATCCAAATAAATTGTGTGGGTGGGTCGTATGCACCTGCAGACGCTTCCCAATATGCGTTTATAAAATCTTCAGTTGGGTTTGTTGAATTAGTTAAAGAACTAAAACCTTCCACAAATGAACCAGCGTTCCATACATCTTGTAATATAAATTCAGGAGGCCCGCTTTCAACATGCCAGCCACTTATATAATCTTTTGAATCTGATGATGATACTACAATTGATGTTGAAGAACCAGTTAAAGATGAAATCATTCTTAAATCTGGTTTTATAAAAAATTCCAAATCAGAATTATTAGCGGGAAAAAATTCAACTCGTTCGTCTAAAGAAAGTGCATTGGATGTTGCGAGACTTCCGAAAAATGGGTTTAATGCTGTTAAATCATTTGGAGCACTATTAAACTTGGTTGGGTGAAATGCTTCTATTGCAAATGCATATAGTCCTTCTACACCACTTAAAAAGTCATCTGATGAGTATGTAGTAAACTCTCCCTCTGGCTTTCCTAAAGAGTAAAATCCACCCGAAACTGCTCCGTAAGAGCCAGTTGCAAATTTAGTAAGTATAGATTCACTAACAAATGTCACCTTACCACTATTAAAGGTAAACGACCCACTATACTCTATTTCATAATCTTCTTTTTCAGAAAATGTTGAAGTACCTAGTTGAAGGGTAGTTGCGTTAGTTCTTTCAGAAACTGCAATTCTACTAGAAGTAACGTTTGTAATTGTTATAGTGGCTCTATTGTCTACTTCTGTTGGAATACTTGGGGTACTACCATCACCAAATTCTGATGCGATGAATGTAGCAGTTGTTCCTACAATTGGAGTAAATTCTTCTACTAATCTAAGTGCATCGAAATTAGATGATGATATGATGAAAGATGCTATTCTACCCGCTTCTGCGTAAATAGTACCATTTAAGATTGCATCACCACCTGGTTGTAAATGAAAGTTAGATGAACTAATTTCCAAATTACCATTTGAACCACTAACAAATTGAGATGCACCACCTAAGAAGAATCTATCTACTGTGATGTTTGCGTTAGAACCACTTACTAATAATTCTTTTGTTGTGTTATCCCAAACAAATTGAGCTTCAGAAGAACCACTACCTAAATAGAAGTTACCATCTGAATCTAAGTATGATGTAAAATCATCTAATGAACCATTAGAGCCTGAAATACCATCGTGGAATCCAAATACATTTGAAGTCATTAAAAGACCAGGAGATGCAATCGGGCCAACTCCGGTTAGGTTTTCATTAGCCCAAGTGAAATCTTGATTATCATCTCCTTGTGCTCCAGTTACACCCTGTCTTGCTTCTGATATTGACATTGTTTTTGCCAAACTAACACTTTCGGATGTTGCGGTTATTACAATAGAACCTGTAAATGGTGTTGTTGAATTTGTTAAGGTTACAGTATCACCAACCAATGTTGTTGTCATATGTGCTGGTGCAGTTCTACTGATTGTGTAATCATTAGTAACATCCGATGTTCCTTGAAAAACTATAATATCAGTACTTGCTCCAGTAAACGATATAACTTCATCTGATGAACTTATAGGTAAAGTATGTGAATCGTTTGTTAAGAATGCCGTAATTGCTGATACACCATCTGCTCCAGCTGCACCATTCTCACCATTAGTACCACCTTCTACTTTGAATATTTTTACAGAATCTTCCAATCCATCTTTTGTAGCGGTAATCGTAACAGGTAAATTAGATTTGGTAGAATTTAAACCGCCTGTATTTAATGCTCCACTAAATGATATACTACCACTTACAATACCAGTACCACTACTAACATCGTTATTATCAAAATCAAAATTAGTAACATTTCCACCTGCGGTTGATATAGTAATATCACTACTACTAATTGTACCACTAAGGTTTTGTTGTTGGAAACTAAAGATAATTGATGTTGGGTCTGCCGAAGTATCTGCAGTATCATCAAATGCAAATACTTGTGAATCTAAACTACCAATCAATAATTTAGCAGATGTTCCATCAGCACCAGTTATACCTTGTTTAGATTTAACTAAACTCATTGTTTTTGATAAAGAAACACTAGCAGAGGTTGCAGTTATAATAACCGAACCGCTATCATTTGCAAGTGCGCCGATATTCACCGTCTTTGGTGGTGCAAGTGATGAACTTACCCCAGCACCATTAGATGCTGATATTGTATAATTTGATGTTACATTTGTAACTCCCTCAAATACTTCCATATCAGTAGAACCACCAACAAAAGATACAATAGTACCATCGGTTGCTGCAGCGAATGTATGTGCTTCATTTGTAAGGAATGTAGTAACACCATCTACACCATCTGCTCCAGCTGCACCACTATCACCTAAAACGGCAATAGCCATAAACGTACTATCCCCATTACTTAAATTGGCCCAACCATTTTTATCAATATGTGTGATATCTACCGTTCTCCAAGAACCATTATCTGTTTGGTCAGTTACATAAGCTGATTCGTAATATGATTGATTTGCTTCTTGTCTAAATGTAATTATAGATTTGTTAGGAGTATTTGTTGATGATGTTAATTGGTTTAATAATGGTGCTACTCCCAACCCATCTAAATCTGTTTCACTTATATAAACTTCAGTAGCTGCGGCAGGGTCAGCGGCGTTAAATCTAAATTTACCCGAACCAGGGTCTGCTTCTGTTGTAGATGTAGAATACTCTATACTAAAACCAGTAGTTGAAACACCATCAGCACCCGCTGCACCATCAGCGCCACCCTCTACTTTAAATATTGTAGTTGTATCTAATAGTGAATCTTTAGATACTTCAATGGTTATTGGTAAATCGGATTTTGTCAATGATTCACCTGAGAATGATAAACTACCACTCAATTGACCAGAACCATTCGTAACTACCCCACCTAATGTTGGGGTTGTGATTGTACTACCACCATCTTTTGTGATAGTGATATCAGATGTCGTTATAGTACCAGTTAAGTTTTGTTGACTTATTGTAAATACAATTGTATCGGGTGTTGCTGTTGTATCTGCTGAGTTATCGAATGCATACACTTGAGAATCAACACCAATAGATAATGCTCTTGCGGTTGATGATTCAGTTACTGCGTTGATTGCTTCTTCAACACCAGTCCCATCCGCTAATTGGATTTGACCTCTAACTACTAATGATGTTCCATTCCAAGTAAGTCTATCACCCAATGAGAAGTTGGATGCTGAATCAATGTAGAATCCAGTGTTTAAGTTAGCCCATGTTCCATTACCATTGTAGAGTTTACCGGCTTCCATATTAATCCCACCGATAGAACCTGTATTTGCTTTAATACCACCTTGAAGATATACGTTGTTTGTTGCCAATCCATAACCTGGTGCTGAACTACCAAATACATAATCACTTCCCGCTAACCCACTTAAATCACCTAATCTTGCAGCGAGTGCTACATCATATAAACCTGAACCAGTCCGTTCAACGATATCCATAAATGGAGTAGCTTGGTCAGATGGGTTTGCGTTTAATTTAATATAACCCGTTCCAATTTTACCTGTTGATACTACAACTTGCCCATCTTCGTATGATTGTGATATACTTCCAATATCCCCCACATAATCACCCGATGAACCACTACCATACCCTCTAGTTACATATAACCTGCCATAATTTTCATCTTCATTACTTTGGTCACCCTCAAGAGATGATGAGTTAACTAATATATATTCTGTCTGAAATCCAGTGTTATCAACTTTTTTAGCTAATAGTATTTCACCATTTACAAATCCTTTTATGTTCTTAACAGACATTGTTGCTGCAGTTGCTAAGATTGAACCTGTAAGTGTTGATGAGTTAGCAATCCACAATTGACCACCTACTGCATTAACTGATTCTTTTTCGAATGTAGTGGTTCTCATCGTACCTCTAATTCTAACATTTTCAAATTCAGCAGTTCCGTTTCCTTCAGATGATATTTTCCATCCTTTTAATCCACTTGCAAAATCTCTTGTTTGTAAGATACCCTCTGGTCTCATTAAAAGGTTTCCACCTTCAATAGATGCAGTAGTTATATCCCAACCACCAATAGATGCTGATTTGAATGATGCAAATCCATCTGATGTAATCGATGAACTTGCATTTGTTATATCAGCAGGTGAACCTGCGATTGTGGCTGGTGTAAATATCTGGTCTACTGATAAATCACCCCTAACAACTAAATTCCCATCATCATATTGAACATATTGTGATGATGCTTTATCACCAAATAAGAAACCATCTGATGCGGTAATCTGTCCACTTGATTTGAGGATTAGATTATCGTTTATAGAATTAATTTGAGTACTTGCTACTTCAAATCCAGCTATTGTTCCACCACTAAATAATACATTTGAACCTGTAATTTGACCGCTATCCTTTAATATTAGATTGTCGTTTGCCGAATTGATTTGGGATGTACTTATTTCAAACCCACCAATTGACGCTGATACGAATTTAGCGAATCCATCTGATGTAATCGATGCAGATGCGTTCAGTATAGTTGATTGTGAACCACCAATTGTTGCTGGTGTAAATATTTGATTTGCAGATAAGTCTGCGTTTATTACTGTACCTGCTCCAATTACTAATGAATTGTTTTTTGGGTCTAAGTGAAATAAAGATGAACTGATTTCAATGTTTGAGTCAGAACCACTAATAAATTGAGTATTATTTGTACCAATAAAGAATTTATCAGTTTTAACATCTAACAATCCACCATCATCTGTTGTAAATATAAAGTGTCTATCATCATTATCACCAATCATTTGCATACCAACACCATGTAGTACGTCATCTCCGATTAGCATATTACCAGAACCACTATAGATTATAAACCCACCTGGCCCTTTACCTAATGATGCAGATGTTTGTCCATCAAATCCCACAGAACGTATGAACCCAGAGGATACCCCTCCCATTTCAATTCCAGTACCAAGTGCATTGGAAATAAACATCGAACCACTTATAAGGTTTTTATCACCCCCTATATATGAGTTACCACCTTGAAATACAAATGGGGCAGTAATCGTCTCAGTTCTTGATATTTCACCGACTGAGTTTAGATATTGTATTTTTAATAATTTCGGGTCTTTTAAGTTTTCAGATGGAACTGGTACTTTTACACTAAATGACGCACTATATGGTACTGTAACTTCATTTAATAATTCAAACTCACCTGGTAATCCATCAGACTTAATTAAAACCTTTACCTTATCAACTACCCCTGCAATTGGGTCTACGTTCGATAATGTTATATTAGCAAAAGACCGTTCATTTTCAGTTACAACATTAGAACCACTTCTAACATATTGAATACTATAATTTGCAGATGCAATTTTTCCGTATGTGTGTGTTAACTCATCTCTATTATCAAATGATGTTGTATATTCATTTAATAATACTGCAGTTGTGTTGTTTATAAGTTTAGATATTGATGAACTGAAAAACGTATCACTAAGTGGGTTATCATATTTAGAAACTGGTGTTGCAGGTTCGATGTAGTTGGATAAAACAATTGATGCATCAATCATTTCATTATTGAAGGTAGTCCCATCGGTTAATTGGACTATGGGTGTTTCACCTTTATATATGTAACTAGCATCTGTTCCGGTTTGCGATACTGATAACAATTCATTACCACTTTGAGGTTGGTTTCTATATGATTCAATACTTTCTGAAATCTGTATTGTTGGTGTCTGCTTAGCTTTAAAAAGTACAGATGATGTATTTTTTCGGATTCTATCAACGTTTACAGTAGTCTGCCATCTAACATTGGGGTTTCCTTTAAATCTCTGAGGAACGGGTTCCCCATTATTACCTACATTGGATGTACCAACTAATGTTATTGTAGCTTCACCATTTGCAGTATTGTCGTCACCCTTATCGTGGTAAATCCAAATAGATATTGCTCTACTTTTATCTTCTTCTAAATAATCAGGAATTTCAAAGTATATTGGATTTCCACTTGAATCTCTAACGTCTACAAGAATCTGAGAACCTTCTACTAAATTAGTAGGATGCGCTGATATTCTTAATAGGTTCTTACCTTTCTGTAAAACTTCAGGTACATCAGACACTCTAAAGTACTTTGTAGATGTTGGTGATGTGTCATCAACATAAACTGATAATTTTGATAACTCTTCTCTTGCTACTTTTTTAAATGGTAATGACATTCACACTCCGTTGTTTTCTTTATTATAAATATCTAATAGATGAAAATCCATCAACTTTGGATATATCTATAATCTGGTCAACCATATCTCTAGTCTTATCTATATGTGATATCGTTACTATAAAATCAAATTGATTCTTTAGGTAATCAAATAATAAATATAAAGAATTAAAGTTATCACTATCTAACGAACCAAATCCTTCATCAATTGCTATAAAGTTTGGTCGTGGTAAGTTTGATACATTTGTTAATGCAGTTCTTATTGCTACTGATGATATAAACTTCTCCATACCACTCGTTAATTCTAATGGCCAGAACTCATCATCACCATATGCAATGTATGAGTTTATATTCTTACCATCGGTATTTAATAATATTTGGAAATCTACAAGTGGTTGTAATATGTTGTTTATCTCCACTTCTAACTTAGGTAGTACTTCTGAAATTAATTCGTATGGAATGCCATCCCTCTTTACAGATTTTAAATAATACTCATACCCTTCATATTTACGTTCCATTTCACCCAATCTATTGATAGAGTCATTGACTGTTTTAATTGTATTTTCTGCTATCTTAACATCACCACTAACATCGATAATGGTTTCAGTTGTATCAAATACTAATTGTTCAATTTCTTTTAGATTGTGTTTGTGCTTATCAATTTCTATTTGTATCTTTGCATTATGCTCTACTGATTCTTTTTGTTCAATTGATTTTTGAATATCAGATTCTATATTACTAATTTTAGTTTGTAAATTAGTAAGTTCTAAGTTACATGATTTAGTTTGTAGTTCTACCTTTTCTATATCAGATGTATAATCATCTATTTTTATTTTTAAATCTTTAACAGTTACTAATACATCCCTAACATCATACTTAATCATTTCAGATTTCATATCAATAATTTCATTACTCAATCTCTTTGATGTTAATGTTAGCTTTTTGATATCATCTGATAATGTTTTTGATTTTTTAGCGAATGGTGTATTTTGATTCTGTACACAATGCTCACACTCATCATCGAATGATAACGAACCAATCCCATCTAAATGCTCTTGCTTATGTTCAATATCAGTATTTAAACTATCTAAAGATGATGTTATCTCTTCTATGCGAGTAACATATGTTTGGTACTTTAAATTACTTTCTTGTAAATTCCTTAAATCATACTTATTAAATTTGGATTGATAGTCATTTAACTTAAATTGTAAATCAGCTAAATTATCGGCATAATCTTTACATTCGGATGATTTAATATCTAAATTTTCTTCTAATTTTAATTTTAATTTAATAAGATTATCAGTATTAATAACCGAAGAATCTACTGAGATTAACTCACCTAATAAACTCTCAATTTTAATACTAGCTTTTGTTTTTTGTTCAGAATACGTTTCTGACAATGTTTGTGTTTCAGATAATAGTTTTTTATTTTCTACTAAACTATCCTCTGCTTCAGATAATTTTTCAGTAAAGTTTTGATTCTTATAATCTTTTAATAAAGCACTTAATTCTCTAATCTCATCATTTGCTATTTGATACAATTCTTCAAATACGTTCATATCTAAGAATTGTGCAAGAAGTTCTTTCTTTTCTTTTTGAGATTTCTCAATGAACCCACCACTATTAGATTGATTAGACATTGCAGTAAGTGTGAAGTCTTCATATGACCCAACATATTGTCTAATTATAGAATTTGTTTCTCTTCTCTCTTCGCCGTTTAGTGAGTGTTCAACACCATCAACAATACAATAAAAGTTTATATCAACTTTAACAGTACCTCGTTTGGGCGACTTCTTACCAACTCTTTCAATAAAGTAATCAACACCATTAATCTCAAAATTAAACTTACAATCAAATTTTGATTTAGAGTAGTTAAGAACGTCTAATGCTTTGGAAGTGCGAGAACATTTGTCATATATACAAAATGAAAGTGCATCCCATAATGAAGACTTACCACTTGCATTGGATGCAAATATTCCATATGCACCTTTCATCTGAGTGAAGTCTATTACATTGTCTGCACCATACGAAAACATATTAGAGAACTCAAATGTCTTTGGTTTCCATATAGTATTTTTCATACCGACTGATGTTCCTAATTTTTGATTTATATCGTTATTGATATTTCTAACTACATCTAAATGGTCGTCACTTAAAACAAATCTGTCCGATAAGTAATCTTCTATAAGTTTATTTTGAAACCCAACGTCCCTTACGTTCTGTAATATAATATTAGAACCACCACTATAATCTTTTGTGTCAGTAATTACTTTTTGGATTGATACCTCTTGCACCTTTCTACCTACTCTAATTTTAGATAGTACTTTTTTAAGTTGGGATTGGGTCGTATCCTTCACTCTAACCCTCATACGAGGTTTGTTTGGTATGTTTGGATTGCCAACTACCTTTCCATCTTCTACATCAACTGTAATGTATCCGTAATCATTGTGAATGGGAACAAACTCAGACTCTTTTGTCTCAACATCCCATACCAATATACCATGCTCTGGATATTTTGCTTCAGAGTGATTCTGCATAATAGTTGAACCACAATACTTAATTGTACCTTCTGAATTTAGCGATTGATTTGGAACGTGAATATCTCCTAATAAAACTAAATCATACCCATTAAACGAGTCTACGTTTACATTTTTGTTTTCAATTTCAAACCCATATTCAGTTTTCACCTTATCTACTGGTGCATGATATAGTGCAATTTTATAATCACCACTAACTTCTTCCGATGGGATGATTTCTTTTGATTCACCAAAGACTGATGAATGTGAGAATGATATACCACCCATTGACCACACACCATCGTTTTTTAGATAGTGTAAGTTTGTATGTTTTAATGCATTTACAATCGGCGAAAGTGCATCTAATCGAGATGGGTTATTTAAATTTGCATC